CACCCATCAATTATGACAGTATTGACGGACAGGCGGCCCCCGAAGTTTTGCCTGTCCGACCCTCCTAGAAGGGCAGCGTTGTTGGCCAACGCGGCCAGCCACTCAATTCAACACCGCTAGGCCAAAGCGGCGCAACCCCAATTTCGCGTGGTGGATGGGGACCGACCACCTGTTGTTTGCCGAATTGTCGGACTTATATGTGCTAACCGTTGCAGACCTGGCGACCTCCCACTTTGACACACCCGAGACACGTAAAGGGAATCGCGGGGGGGCAGCGCAAACGCACCGCCTGGTCCCCCTGCGCAACGCGAGTGGTGGTCGAAGCACCGAGGGGCGGTCAACCCACACGGCCGGGTGTACAGATCCAAACATTTCGCACAAGGCCAGATCTCCAGCAAACAACTAAACTGCTTCCCTGCAAATCTCGTGAATGATGTCCAAGAGGTCCGATTTCCCGACAACGAAATCGAACTTCTTCCAATTGTCAGAGAAAGAAACAGATGAAAAAGACGCCTCCAACGCCCTTTGTTTCTCTGGCAAGACACCAAAGGCTGCCTCAAAAGAGAGGCGCGCCTCGAGAGACACAGGTACACAATTGTCCTCAGTAGCAAACCAGGCTCCCAGAGAGAGAGCATCTCTATGGGGATGATCCCGGACACGGCGAACCGGTCCGAGCTCTCTGAGAGCCGAGGCGAAGAAGGATTGCAAAATTGGGACTCCACGAGCCTGAGAAAGCTCGCACATGGCAGCACCGACCATCCACTCACGCGCGAATTTGGGTTCGCGTAGGTAAATATGTGATGTGAACGCGCCTGAGAGCACACGATTGTACTCCCTAACCATGCACCACCCTCTCGCACCCAAAAAGAGGGGGGCAGAACCACCAAATCGCACTCCTTCCAGTTTAGTGGTAGGACGTTCAAGCAACACCTCGTGACCAGAGCTCTGGAGGATGACATCGGAGAACGTGGGCAAAACACGTCCAGCGTCCTGTGCTTCAAGAAACACAAGAACATTATCGCCATCCACCAGAACATCGAAAACAACGCCGAAAGTGCGGAGCGCCGCAATGACCTCAACAAGGAAGCAAAGGCTATTGCCCATGCCCGTGTTAAAATCACCACTAGCTCTCGCACCCGGTCGCCGAAATCGAGCGCCACAAGACGTAGTGCCCCGCAGTTCCAACTGTTTCTCCAAAAGAACCCTCAGCCTACCGTCGCCAGGAAATGCAGCCCCATAGACTGCATGCTCTCTCTTCAAAGCAGAAGGACCCACGTGGGCCTCAAACGCACTACCATCCGCCTCGAAGCAGACGCACTCACGGAAAGCACCAAACTTTCTAGCAATGAGATTGCCGCGCTGCCTCGGGTTCAAACCTTTCGCAACGAGTCTTCCGGAACCAATACCAAACACAGATCCGTTGAGTCGGCCCCACAGCCAATGCTCAAACGGTTTGAGTCGCGAAGCGACCTCCAAGTTGTACCTCGGAGATCGTGGATAGATAAGCCTAGGCTTCATAGGCTTACCAGGAACGCGATTCTTCTCTGTCTTAAGAAAAGCCCTGATGGTCCAGTCCTGATAACTGGAAAGTCCATCAGCCTTAAGAGACCTTTCGGCCTCCAGGTACCGTCGTCTGAGAATCCCGGTATAACTCTCAGCCGTCTCCTTCCAGGACCAGGCCCCGTCCCTGTAGCGTCGGGCAAAGAGCGTTAACTCCTCCCAAACTCCTACGGCACCAGGTGAAGCAGGTTCGAAGACCTGCTGGGGCACTGGACCCATTGACCGCATAGCCAATGCGGTCACCTCGTTGTGTGGACAAGAACGGTTACATGTAGGCACAAAAGTCCCTGGCAAAAGGGGCACGTAAGCCGTTCTCATTTTACGCTTGCTCTCGCTGCATGAAGCCCAATCGACCTTCCTAGTGTCTAGGACACCAGTTGCGACTGGGGGCGGTGACCCCCAACACAACCCCGGAATTTCAATCGGGCCATACTAACAAGAGGGGGAATCCTCCATAACGTCCAGACGGCCGCGGGCCAGTCTCTCCGGAGCGGTCTCTTCGAAGGCCAATGCTACAGTGTCAGGTAGCACAAATGCTGAAGCCAAATCAGCAACGCCCTTCTCAGAAAACCACTCCCTAGCACGGGCCCTAAGGCCGGCCAGGAGATCCTGGGTGCGCGGTCGAAAGCACGAATAGAGGGACAGTTTGGCAAGGAGTGCCGGGGCGATGACCATTCGCCCTGCGGTTGACTCAACAACGAGGAAGACCTCGTGTTCCATAACTGACGTAGGCAGCACTCCTCCACCAAGGAGCTTCAGTTCACGGTCAGCAAGACCCAGGAGAACGTTGGCACTCAAAGGAAGCCTTGACGCAGGGAGGTCTGGAACCCACCGCCCACGAACAAGATCACCAATGACACCAGGTCGTCCACCCAGATAATGCTGAAGACGGTTAGTCCAAACCGCCCTACCACGAACTCGGGAAGGCGTAAGCCCGCCCGACGTCACACCGGCATGTGCGACTCCAACAGCTTGCGCATACGCGATGCCGCGCGTATGTGCCAGATGTTCACCAACAACGTGAACATCACGAACAACCTCCGCCCGCTGCACCGGCGGAGGGGCAAGAGCGCCTCTCAAAAACCAAGCAGCCACAACCTCTAGGAGCCAACCTAGAGTGAAGTGCCTGAAGATCCGCCTCCAGAAAGCCCAAAGAACCCCCGGAAGGGCCCTAAAAGCAAACCAACGCACAATCCAGGCCCAAAGGCAAACCACAAAGGGCAGCCAAACGACCCAGAAAAACGTAGGCGACCACTCGTAAGAAGTGACTCCGCTAAGAGCCAAAACCGCCAAGAGGTCTACTGAAAGCCCGGAAATCAACAGCGGCAGTACAAAGACCAACCACCAAAGAACCCGGTCGAGAAACAGCACGAATTCAACCACCAGTTTGCCAAAATCTGGTGGAGGGGAGGAGAAAGGCGTCCACACGGCTAAATCAAAAGTATCGAGGTTCATGATTAGTCGAATACAATGTGGAAGCAGACGCTTAGGGCGCCCAATCCTGCAATCACTAAGATTCAGTTGGTGTATGTAAGCAGTTGACCAACATGTATTTAAACCCCATATAAGGCTAGTGGAGGCACAGACCACTACTGCGGGAGCAAGCTCCCTTCGGGGCCGCCAGAAAGCATTCTACAACCTGGCTACTCGACGCACACCGTGCAATTTACGCACCCCAGGAATCTCACTCTTAACGGAACGGCGTCACTCGTGCCCTG